AACCGTAACCCCCCCAAAGAATAGCACTCCTGTTCATTTCCTAAGGTCACCCACCTGACGCATCGCCTGCAACAACACATCGGGGTCCGTGCTATCAACTTCTTCTTGAGCCTTCTTATAAATCTTTTGCGCTCTAATCGTCGATTCTGGAAGCTCAACATGGCCGCGCTTACGGCATATCACAAGGCACCGGCAATGGTCATGAAAGTGAGCACCGGAATAACCACCACCAGCAGCAGACCGGGACGTGTAATCAAACCCGCGCGAGGCCAAAAGGGTGCAAAAAGCACACGCCCCAGGATGCGCAACACGAGCCCACGAACCCCCACCCTTCCACGCGGTATGCTCTGCATTCTTTCGCTGACGGGAATACAACTCATCGGCGACGATAAACCCCATCGAATTCAACGCCCGGTTATAGCCCTGCTCCTCGAAGAACAAAGGCGCGAAATCATGCGCCATACGCGCCTCAACCTGGTGAGAATCCACCCGACGAGGCTTCCACTCCACCGGCCGCATTCCCATGTGGTCTTCCTGCTCCTCTAGCCACACCATTGTGGCATCAGAGACGGCCATGCCATACGAGTCGATAGTCTCTCTCACCATCTGGCGCAAAAGCTCCTTTTGCCGATAAGGGTCAGCAGTAAGGTCCGGAATAACTCGAGCTCGAGAGTTCAAGTCTTCAATAGCTTTACGTGCAATGGAATCGACTACAGGTGTAATCGACGTCCAGGGACGCTGCACATCCATCTAACGTGCCTCCTTGGCATCTTCGCTGGCCTTTTGTCGTGGAGACGGTGCAGAATCCTCCGGGCTCTTAGTCGGGGTATCCTCGGGTGATTGTTCCTCGGTTGAAGATGCCTCCAGCACTTTCGCTAATTGGGATAGGCGTTTACTTCGATTCTCCTGCTCGATTTGAAGCCGGTCAGCCGCCGAAAAATGCAGGTTCTTCAGGAGCACTTCGGAATCAGGTGCGAGTACTCCGGAAGTCAGTAGCTTTAGAGCCCAATCAGCATCAGCGGCCTTGGACGCGGTAGCCGGGTCACGCCAATCCACTTCGAGCCCGTCGACGAGGTCCTCAATGTCGACGTCCTGGTCGAGGTCGGACACCTGCACCAGTACGCGGGCCAGCTCCAGCAAATCCGGATTCATTAACTCCGTCTTAATTTCAGATGCGCGAATCAGTTGCTCTTTCCACACACGAATCGAGTCACCCGACGGCGGATTTTCCGTCATGAAACCAAAATACTGTGCAGGAATCTTTGACTCAGAAGCAATCAACTGAGAGTAGGCACGTACCTGCTCGATAAATGGAGTTGGGGGAGACGACGCGAATTGTCCGACGCTGGGCTGCTTGGGGTCGTCCTCATCGCCGTTGATGACAAGCATCTTGCCGATAGAGGTACGCCAGCCCATTTCAACGCGGTCGAACTCCGTCATGCCTTCCGGGTCGTAGCCGAAATCCTCAGGTGAGGCGCCGGTAGCCCATCGCTGTGGAGAAGCATAAAACTCGGAATTGTACTCCATGTTTTCCAAAGTACGGGCGGCAGCGTCGGTAAGATACCGCACGGCCGGGGTGATTTCTGACTGTCCAGACCAATGCGAAGTGCGCAGGCGATTTCGCAGTCTGAACATCGGGAACCCGCCTCCAGGAACGTCGAATCGCTCCACTGAGCGCACAGTGCCCATGTCGGTTGAGTCTTTGGAAATAACGATGACTTCGCCCTGCAGATACAACACTTCTCGGTATAGACCCTCGGAATTTACTCCAGAGCGCCTGTATCCAGCAACGGGCCCATTCGTGGCATCATCCCACAGCAAAGAACCAGATAACGGCGACACCGACCGCAGGCGGAATACGCCGTGTGGGTCGGGCTCTACAGCTAGTAGACCCAGACCGAAAATCAACATGTCCAAGATAGCTTCAGAGACTCGAAGCGGAACATTGAACCGACGTGTGACTAGCCGCATCTGCTCGCCATAGTCAGGCGAGATGAACCCATCCATGCGTAGCAAATCACCGTAGGTATCTACCACAGTTGCCGGCCATCCGGAAACAACCCCAATATCCGACAATGAGTTCGGCACCGCAACGCCAATGCGCTGCACTCGATGCGTCCCGTCATAGTATGACGCCAGCTGCTTATTACCCTGCCGGTGTCCTGTGACCTCAGTTGTTAATACACTTAGAATATCTTCTTCATTTTGCGTTAGCCCCCGAATCATAAAACGAATGACCCCCTCTTCTTCCTCGGCTTTGACACCCCTCGAGACACAGCATCCAAATAGCACTTATAAGCCATGACTGCCGCATACGCTGCGTCAATTTTATCAGCAGACTCCGGTGACGACTTATAAAGCAAATATCCAGTCCGCGTTTCCCTACGCTTTGCATTCAGCAAATGAGCGCGCAAATACGGGCCGCCATCGTAGGTAAAATCCCGGTTGACCACCGCCTGCCGAAACTCACTTAATGATTGATACACCGCGGCGCTTTTACCCCTCGGCCACGCCATCATGGGGTGTCCCGACGTTGCCTTAACCTTCAGCTTCGGGGCGAATTCTGCCTCCCACGCTGAAACATGCTCTGTCCAGCCAGACGGGTCACAGTACATGCCAACGACACGATATCGAGAGAAACAATCGCGTACGACTGCATCTACTTGGCGCGTATCTGGCTCCCAGTCCGGGTCTCGTGGGTTCTTCGACTGCCATACTGCAACTTCGAACAGATGCCCGTCTGTTACGCGCATGCCAATTAACGCGGTCGCATCCGCATTACCATGCACACGGCCTCTTGAGCCGTCAAAGCCCAACACAATCTTGTCGCCTGGCTGGATAGCCTTATCCCTATCCTCAATCGCATCAACCTCGAGGTGGGAGAGGAAAGAATCGGACGAAGAGACAATCTGATTAAGGTAAAACTGTCGCGCATCAGAAGGGTCAGTCGACGGGTCCCAAATCTCGGTAATGATGCGCTCAATATCCACCCAGCCGCCATTGTCCCGGGCAGAATCCCCGTAGGCGTGCACCAGACCGCGGTAGAGCGAATCGTGGTCAGCTAAGTCCGTATCCTCAGGGGCTTCTCGGTGGTCTACCAGAATCGTTTCTCGCTTAAGCCGCCCCTGCTGCTGCAACTCGAGAGCTTTAAACGTTTCCTCAGCAACCGAACCACTGCCCGGCCTATAGGCGTTAGGGGTCTCGATAGAATGACCACCTAGCTTGCCTGTGTTGCGACGCAGCACTGCAGCTAGCTTCACACCACCGTTGCTCTGAGTCCACGCCTCGGTCTGGTCGGCAGAAAACCATACAGGCCTGCCGCCTTCTTTTGACAATGCTCCCGCGGTAATGAATTCGATGCGGCCTTTAGGAAGAGCGACAAACGTTTCCATTGGGTCAATGTCGTAGTTTTGCATGGCTGGGCCGTCTCGCAGCATCTCTAGCAGCGGCCCATAAGCGTTTTTGGACTGGTCCTCATTGACTGCGGCAAATTGTACTTTCGGCGTGGTGAATTCAGACCATGGAACCCCACAGGCTGCCCTGATGCGTCCCACCCGCCGAAACATACTGGGCCTAGTGCTTCGAGGGCGCCAATAGCGCCCATGATTGGCGACTTACCCCAGCCTTTAGGGCGGGAGAGAATGCCGCGTGTATAGACACGTTGTCCAGTTTCAGGGTCGAGTCTGTAGTAGCGCAGAATAAAGCGAGCTTGTTCAGGTGTAAGTACCAGGGGTTGGTATTCGGCGCAGTCTGGCTGGGCGAGGGTTTCTTCAATCCAGGCGAGGCATTCCCAGCCGAGCGAGGGGAATTCTCCAGGTTCTCGGGGCTTAAAAGGCATAGGGTTAGTCCACCGCCTTCAGGTTGCGGTAGCGGCCGCGTACGTCTGCTGCGGCGCGGGAAGCGCGGCGCTTGTCTTCAGCTTCGTCTGCGGTTGCCATGGTGATGCGGTGGCGAGCGAGGCTGTCTGGTGTGATGCCGTATTGGGCGAGTTGTAGGCGACGTTCTGGGCCGAGTTTGGTGTCGCCGCGGTTATAGGCATCGTCGAGAATCATGGTGCGTGCTAAGTCGAGCCACTGAGTTTCTTGGAGGCCTTGAGTCTTCAATGGTGGGAATTCAGACAAGGTTTCCCAGAAGCGGAGAGTTTGGTTTGTCCAGGGCTCGTCTGTGGCCGGGTTGGTGGGGCCGTAGATGTCGGTGAGTTTGGGCTGCGGTACGAAGGTGACAACGATTTCTCGTTGTTCGATGTTTTGTTGGTTTCTTCTCGCACGGGATTTTGGATTCTTTGGTGCGGGACCGCGTCCTGCCATTACTTCCCCCAAATTGTTCGGCTATTTTTAGATGTCTAGTTCTATTATAGTGTGCTATACTTCTTGGTGGCAGCTGCCGTTCGGGGGAGATGACTCCGGGTCGATTTTCGGCTCGGAGTCATTTTTATGCGTAGGGGAACGTGCTGGTGTAAGTGGTTTTGACGGCGTATTTTGGGGCGAAAACGTGACGACATTTTGACGACATAAGCCACTGGAAACGGCTGGAAACGGCTGGAAACGACTGGAAGCCAAAAAATAAGATACCCCCTCTCACCAGCATTTATGCCGGTAAGAGGGGGTGGATACACCGCTCCTCCAACTGGGCTCGAACCAGGTAGAGTAATTAAGGTAGAAATATAAAATACCTGCATATAAACGTTTATTGACGACATTGAACGCCATTGAACGTCAATCAGTGCCAATAGATGTAGCATGTATGTAGCACGCAAGGAGGAGCGCATGCCACAATCACGAGGACGCCGCGCACGGTGGGGGTCAATCAAGAAATTGCCCTCCGGACGCTGGCAAGCGTCTTACCCGGACCCGTCAGCAGAAGGCACCCGCAAACGCATCACAGGACCAACCACATATGACAGGCGTGCAGACGCAGAAGTGTGGCTCGCCAGCGAACACGCCCTCATAGCCCAGCACGCATGGACACACCCACGCGAACGAGAAGAGACCCAAGCACGCGAGGCGGCAGAACGACAGCGAGGTGCAGTCACGTTCAAGCAATACGCAACACAATGGGTTGACACCCGCACGAACTCACAGGGAGATAGGCTCGCCAGCAGAACACGCGAGGAGTACAGGCGCTATCTCACCGACAGGCTCAGCGTATGGGCCGACATGCCGATCAACGCGATCACGCCCGACCAAGTACGAACGTGGCACGCAGAACAACTCAAATCCGGCAAGAAGACGTCTGTAGGACGCCAATACGACCTGATGAAGAGCGTGTTGAAGACCGCCGAGGAAGACGGACTCATAGCAAAAAACCCGTGCAGGGTACGCGGCGGGTCGAAGACATCCACAGAACTCACCGTGACGGCACCAACCGACTCAGAGCTAGACATCATTATTGAGGCGATGCCTGAACACCTTCGCTACCCAGTCATTACTGCAGCAGCGGCGGGGCTGCGCTGGGGGGGGAGACAAGGACCGACAACCGGGGGA